ATAAGGGCAATAAGTCCCATTTTGCACCATGACCATGTGTACTTCCAATTAAATTATTATAGTACGTAAAATATTTACGGTGATGCAAACTAATATCAAAACTTATATTTTTATTATTTCTAAAATATGTTGCAATAACATCAGCTAAACAAAACCCAGTTAAGTAATCATGATTAGATGAATTGTAAACTATATGAATATCAGGATAAAATTCTAATAAAGTTTCTATTATATTAATATACAACCTTTTAGCAATATGGAAATGCTCATAAAATAATCCGTCTACATCCTGAACAGTTCCACTTGTTGTTTTTCCACCACTTGAACTGTCAATATGCATGGCATCATTGCCAATTATTAGAATAATTTTGTCTATATTGAACCCTTTGCTTTTTTCTAAGCAACCTTGGACACCTTCTAATGTTCTAAGAACTGCCCTTTGTTTATTGTATTCTTCACCAGTTACAAAGGATTTACACAACTTACCAATGTGTATATCTGCTGGTGATAATAACAAGCAATGTCCATCATGTACTTTAGGTTTTTTAATTTTATTGAAATTAGGCGCATATTCTTTTAAATCTTTTACTAAATCTTTTTTAAATTGTTTTAAATCATTAGTTCTAAAAGCACTATTCTTAAAATATAATGATGATTTTTTTGATTTAATCCAACCTGAATGAACATCATTTGGATTTACCCCTTGGAATTCTGCTTCTTCTTTTATTCTTCTGTATTCCCTTAATACACCAACTTCATCAGGTGTTAATCTATACCTTGCATTTCCTCTACCTTTTTCTTCTTTATTAGGTTTCATACTATACCAATTCTTTTAAGTATAGCCAAAGCAATTAAAATTACAATACTAAAGATAGCCATCGGCTTGTATTTCTGCCATGTTTTCTGTTCCTGAACAATAACCTTTTCAATAGGTATAAATCTATCCTGAATAATTGTGTCACTTTTACACGTGATTTCATGGTATATCTCTTGCCTAAGGGTGTCATAAAAGTATCTGGCTTTAATTCTTTCATTATTTACTATAATAGTTGTATCATGATAATTTACAGTTTCAATAGTATCATAATTAAAATTATCAATAACAATAGTATCAATAATTCTAATAGTATCTAACTGTGTTAATTGTGGATATTTTCTAACTAATCTATTTAACCTTTTTTGAGGTGTACAGCTAATTAAAAAACATATTATGAGAATTTGGCTAATGCTTTTTTTAACCATTGTTTTGTTTCTGTTCCTTTAAATAAAAATAATGCTAATGATACTGCTAATATACTAACAAAACTTGCAAAGGATTCTTCACCATAATAGTACATATATACATTAAAAATAAATAATGCTATACCAAGTATGTTAGTTATTGTATTTTTTACTTTATTGCTCATTTCTTAGATTTTGATTTTTTTAATTCCCTTGCTTTTTTAGTTTTGGGTTTGAAGTTTTGAGGTTGATAACTGGCATACTCAATTTCCGCATTAAAACATGGGCATTGTTTCATAAATTCATGCGGTTCAACTCCATCACCATCTTTGTCAACTGAATAATCTCTATGGCCATGAATTGAAGCTTGTGGATAAATGTTTTTTAGTATTTCAATTATCTTAATTAATGATTTCTTTTGTGCTTCTGTTCTTGTATCTTTTGCTTTTAAATTAGCATCAACACCACCAATATATGCAATACCAATAGATGCTCTATTTCCACCACCGCCAACATGCGCACCCATTGTGTTGACTGGCCTACCAGCTTCTATTTTTCCATCAATGCCAATAACATAATGGTAACCTATTCCATTCCAACCCCTTCTTTTATGCCAAGTGTCAATAGTTGCTGCACTTACATTTACACCTTCTTTTGTAGCACTACAATGAATTACAATATATTTTACTTCTCTCATAATTGTTTTTTTGATTTAACATATGTATAGTAGTATTTAATATCTTCACTACTATGTGAGCAATAATTACTCATTTGGTTTTCTTTTTCTTGATGCTGATTTTTTAGCATTTTGAATTAACCTTTCCTCCATCTTAGCAATCTTTACTCTTAGTTCTGTATTCTCTGTTATTAATACATCTATCTTTAATTCTAAAGCACTAATTTTATCCTTTAATTCTTCAATAACTTTTAAGGAAAGACCATCTGCACGTTCTTCTTTCTTTGCTGAAATATCCATTCTTTTTTTCCAAATATTCCAAATCTCTTTTAGTCCTAATGCACTAACTATACCAGCTAATGCAATCAATAAATTGTGGTCTCCCATTACTATATTATTTTCCTTGTCCATTATATTTTTTAGAGTAGTTTTTACTACCCTTTAATTTACTTGTTTTGCTCTTAGCATGTATGCCTTTTCTTTTACGTTTTGGAGCAATTTCTATTTTAAGTGTACCTCTCATTATTCAGGCATTGGCTCTGACCATTCAGCACTACTCATTAAAGTAAGTGCTTCTGAGTGATTCATTTTATCACCTACTATTGGTAATGCTCCACTTGTTACATAACTTGGTTCTGTAATGTAGCTTAATAACCCTTGAGTGTTTGCTAAGTTTCTACGCATTGTCTGCGCAGATGTTTGATTTACCTGAGAAAAGTCAACGTTTGAAGTTTCTGTTAGATTAATGATTATGTATGTTGCCATTTTATTTTTATTTTAATATTATGTTGGTACTGATGTTGATTTAGCAGTTACACTCATATTGTAAGATACTGCATTTGAATTACTGTAAGGCGCATCTCCAGTTTTATTTGTTCCGCTTGACATTCCCGAAGATGTTCCTGAACCTGTTGCTCCTATTCCATCTACTAAAGCACTTTGCGCAGGTCCTAAATTACTGCCCGTTCCGTTGTTTGTTCCTACTTCATCTAATATAGTCCATTCACTTGTTGTTGAATTATAAGAAGAATTTACACTTCCTAATCTCCACCAACTTACTGGTGTAACTGCAAAAGTGTTTAAGTCAAAAGGTTTGCCATTATTATATAGAGTTGTTACTTGTGCAGATGTTAATTCTGAACTATAAATTGAAATATTAGAAACATTTCCATTCCAATTTGCTACGGTTGTTTTACCTATTAATAAATCATTTGAGTTACTTGCTAATGTACCTGCCCAACTTCCGTCTGTTATGTCATATGTATAACTTACAACACCATCAGTATAATATTTACCTTGATTTGTTCCATTATAAGTAAAAGCAATATGATGCCAATTACCATCTTTTAAATCCACAACAGTCCCAACAGTTACAGTTGCACCACTTGGAGCAACACCATTTCTAAAAAGTTTTGTTATACCACCTGAATCTGTTAAAGATAAATTTGGTGCGCCACCTACTCCACCGTTGTACCAAGTATCTTTACCAAATTGAAAAACACCACTTTTATAAAGTACAGAGGTTGCGCTTGTTGTTGATGTTTTTATCCAAGCTGAAACAGAAAAAGCACCAGTTTGAGTAAAAGCATTTCCACAATTAATAAAGTCATCTGAGCCATCCAACTCTAAAGAAAAACTATCAAAAGGCGCATTTATAATTAAATCACTTTGCACAAGGTTTGCAGCAGTCATACCTGAAGATGTGCCTGTGTTAGAATTACTTGAAGCATCTGGAATACTCCAATTAGAACCATCAAAAGTTGATGAAGCATCTAATTCCCACCATCCCTGTAAACCACTATAAGAAGCTATATTTGGCGGAGTACCGTAGTTGTATAAAGATTCAACAGATTCTGTTCCTGTTGCTGGTAGAGCTGTATTGAATATTGATACATTATTCATATTTCCTGTCCAATAATCACTAACCCATCTACCTATCTCAAAATCTGAAGTGTTATTATTTATTGCCGCTGGAATTGATGACGTATTTGTATCAACTGCAGAGCCATCTATATATAAAATTAAAGAAGTACTTGGAGTATATGTAACTGCAAGGTGATGCCAATTACCATCTGCATATGATAAAGGAGATGTAACACCAGCTCCAACTCCGTTTATAAATGCTCTTATAGTATTTGTGTTACTTTGCCAAATACCAAAATTTCTTTGAGTATATGAACCTGTTCCCTTTGATATTAAATATTTATTTGCTGCTGGTGTTGTGCTTGTTTTAAACCATAAAGAAAGAGTGAGTTGTCCAGTAATTTGTAATTCTGTTGGATTTCCACAAGTAATATAATCATTACTCCCATCAAATGAAAATACATAATCTTGTTCTGCTCCATTACTTGCTAAAAACTCACCGTTAAATCCAGCATTTGAAAGTGGGTAATATGCAACTGGTTTTCTTCCGTTTGTTATTGCCATAGGGTTGCCAATAGCTGAACCTGTTCCATACAATTGTGTGACTTGTGATGCTGAAAGAGCATAATCAAATATTGATGAACTGCTTATTTCTCCATCAAACTCAAACCTTATTGAACCAGATGGATAAGGGTCACCCCCGATTGCAGCATCTGTTATTTGTGTTATAGCGCCTAATGAACCTAAACTTGTTCCAGTTCCAGTCACTACTCCATTTACATATACATAAAGTTTTGAAGCTGCCCTATCAATAACACCTACAATATGATTCCATTGATTCCTATTAACTATGTTTGTAGCATCTGAATTCTCGCTAACCTCTACATATGAATCATCTCTGACTGTAAAATATGCTCTATAACTATCATCACCACCAACATAGGTTGTGTAAAATCTTAAATAAGGCGCTGACCCTCTTTGAGTATAAAAGAAATTATTACTTGTAGTTACATTACTTTTAATCCAAAAACTAAAACTATATGAATCTGAAGCACCTATATTAAATTGAGAAGGTAAATTTGCAACAGTTCCATTGTATAGATTAATATAGTTACTACTTGCAGCATCAAATGTTAAAGAGTAGTTAGCAAGTTTATCCTGATTGCTATTTTCTGGCATAAGCCAACTATTTGATATAAATTCTGTTGCCATATTTTTTTTAATTAATCATTTTTTAATCACCCATTCTATACCAAGCTAATGGATTTAATGTTGATAAATCACTTGGAGTTCCCGAACCATAAATTGTACTAATATTTCCACTTGTTAAAGCACTATTCCAGATAGCTACTTCATCTATATTACCAGAAAAATATCTTGCTCCATCACTTCTTCTACCAATATTAAAATCTGCTGGGTCATTATCTATTGAAGCTGGTATACTTGATGTTGATAAAATTTGACTACTTCCATCAACGTAGATTTGTATAGATGTTGATGGTATATAGACAAAAGCAATATGGTGCCAGTTTCCATCTTTCCAAGTTGTTGCTGTTTGTACTGTTGTAGCACTTCCAGAACTAAAAACTTGACCATATACTTCACCGTTATTTAAAAAGCCAAAATTATAACATCTATTTGTAACATCATCTTTACTAATAATTAATTGATAAGTTGCACTTGATGTTTTTATCCAACTTGAAAAAGTAATTGCTCCAGTAATTTGTAATGCTGTTGGATTTCCAGCACTAAAGTAGTCATTCACCCCATCAAATGTAAAACTACTTGTGTTTGTGAAAGCTGGGGCAGTAATGCCTAATGATTGTTCTGCAAATGTTGCATCTGGTAATGTATATCTTACTGTATATGAATTTATACTTGATGTTGATAATGTTATTTCACCAGTTGATGAATTAATACTTAAACCTTCAGGAGATGCAGTAAAAGTACCTCCAGCATCACCAGTAATAGTTGGTGTAGGGTCTGTACCATTTGTTGCATAACTTGATTCAGCATAACTGAAAGAAGCATCAGTACAGTTTGCTATTGATTTATATATTGAACCCCATCCAATAGTATTATCACAAACACCAACACCCCAATAAGAACTTTCATATATTTTACCAAAATCTGACATACTTTTTTATTTAATATTTATAAAACCCAACCACCAAAATTAGCAACTGTATCAGGGTCTATATCACCATTTGAATTACTATTATATTCAGGGAATAAATTAGTGTTAAAACAAATGTAATCAATGAACCTATTTGTATAATGTTGTGCTTTAGTTCTTGTATTTTCAATTAAAAAATCTACTCTATCTTTATCTAATGCAGTTGCATTTTCTGGACTATGTGAAAAGATTCCACCATTAGTTATGTTAACACCAGCAAATGGCAAATATTCTACCATTGCCCAATATATTAACATATCTTTCAAATAATCTTTTACTAAATTAAAATAGTTAGGATTTAATAATTCAGTCAATTCACCATCTCTAATAAGCTTTTCAATCTTTTCATACAAATCAGTTCCTAAGTAGTTTTGCATGTGTATATCTTGCGCCAAACGTATATAGGGTAAGAATTTATCTGGGTCTAAGCTCCCATTGGCACTTGTAAAAGTGACTAAATCTTGTCTTGTTATGAAAAGTGCTTTCATGTTTTAATTATTTTATTAATTTTTCAAGTTCATCTCTATCTTGTTCTACTTTCTTTTTTAAATCTTCATTAAATCCAATATCTGATTCTAAAGTATCAAAATCTTTTATAGCACTTACATTAATACCTAAATCTTTTGCTATTGCTCTTGCTTCTTTTAAAACTGTAAAAGGGTTAATTGAAAGTTGGCCAGATATACCAGCTTTATATTTTTCATAAACTGATTCAGATTGTTTTTTTGCTTGTGTTAATAAATTAATAGCTTTATCCATTTCAGCTTTTGCTCTGTCCATTTCTTTTTCTTGTTTAATCAAAGCTTTTATTGCTTTTTTTATGTCACTTGCTACTGATAATTCAACTTTATGTGTACCTAATTCAGTTTTATCTGAATTTAGTTTGCTATATACTGTTTCTATTGTTTTCATTTTTTAATAATTTTTATTGAACCGATTTAAAAACTGTTTTCATATCAGGTACAATGCTTAATAAACTTTTTAAAGATTTATAATCATTTATTTCACTAACACTTATACCTAATTCTTTTGCAGTTTTTTCAACAAGTTTTAATTTTTGTTCTATTTGATTATCAACTTTATCTAAAATTTGTTCTGCTTTTTCTGCTTTTGCTCTTAACTTGTTTTTTTCTTTTGATACTTCTTTATAAATTGGTGTTATTTCTTTATCAAATTTATTTTTCAATTCTTTTAAATCATCTACCAAACTTAATTCAACTTTATGCGTTGCTAATTTTGTTTTAGCATTGTTTAATTTATTGTATACTGTTTCTATTGTTTTCATATCTTAATTTATTTTACTCCTGGATAATGTCCGTTATTAGGCATGTTAATTGGCGCTACTTTTGCTTTATTGCTTCCAGCTGGTGAACGTCTGTATGTTTTAGGTATTTCTTTTACTCTTTTGTAATCTTCTATATCTTTACTTCCTTTTTTACCTTCAAGTGCTTCTTTTGTTTTCATTTTATATAAAATTTGAACCCACTTGTGTTTGCAGTACACACCACCTTTGAATTTAAAGAGTGAATATTCTTGTTTATTATGCATAGGTAATTTAGCAGATTTTTCAAATGCATAATTACTGGCTTTATCTATATCCTCAATTCTATAAACTATTTTATTTGCAGTTCTTGCCATCATTGCTTGGCAAAATGGTCTGGATGTATTTCCTTCTTTATTTGGCTTATTAGAACCCTTAGTATATTTAAATCTAATCTTGTAATATGATTTATCTAAAATACTAAATCCGCTTGGCCTATCATCAATACTTGCTAAATCAGTTTTAATTAAACTATTTGCCCAATCTTCTTCATCATTAGTTTCTAAATAATCACGTTCAGCAACTTCTTCCCAATCTTCATCCATTACTTCACCTTGTAAACCATCCAAAACAACTTCATAATCTTCATCACTTAATTCTTCTTTGCTTAGTTTAGATTTACTAATGATTTCTTCTATTTGTTGATATTCATCTTCTTCTTTAAAATCTTGGTCTTCTACATCAATACCAGTTTCTTCTTCTATTACTTCAGCATCCATATCTTTATCTATTTCAATGAATTCTAAAGGTTCAATAGTTTGGAAATAAAGATTTAATGAAATATCATTTACTGCAAACATTTCATCTAATGCATCTAATAGCAATTCTTGATAAGGTTTTATAACTACATTATCAAATAATAATGAAGCATTTTTAATTTCATCAGCATTACTTGAAAAGCCATTAGCTGAGTTTAAACCGATTAAAATTGGTGATGTTACCCTATGTGTTACCATTATCTTTTTAGAGCATTCTTCACTAAGGTATGAATAATGTGCCGGTGCATCATTTAAAGGTACATCATCAATAGTTGTTTTACTTTCTGCATCATTATTAAAAGCTATTATAACCTTTTCACCATAACTACCAGTAAGTTTAGACATTACGTCATTCTTGATGTTTAATTGTTTTTCCCTATCTGGTACACCATTGTTAAAGTTCACCACTTTAGTACCTGAAAAACCATTCTGGCAATCATTAATTAAATAATCTGCAATTTCTTTTTCTAATGTTGCGTAGCTTATTTGATAATCAGCTGGTGAGTAGTAATAATATCCAGTTACATATCTTCTTACTATAAATATTTCATTCTGCGCACCTGAGCCAAATACTGGAAATCTTTTTAATTTTGTATTTCTTGTAACATCTTTCCAATCAGCACTGTAATAGTAAGCTTCTATATCTCCTTCTTCATTGCATTTTTCAGCACGTAAAGTTTCTCTTGGAAAATGTGTAATGCTTTTTATTTTATTGCCTTGATATGTAACCTGAAATGCACCTTCACCCAATAATTTTAAATCTTGACAAACCCTTCTTAAATCTTTTTTCTTCAAGATAGATTTCATGTTTGCATATTCTTCTGGCTTTTTATGGCTATCAGTAGCATCTAAACCTTTACCATAGATTCTATCTACAATACCATTTATTACTGCATTGTTAGTAGTTGAATCCATAAATGCATCTATCAAATTCTGATAGTAGTCATTATGTTCACCAATACCAATCCAATCTCTGTTTTTTTCTTCAGTGATTACTGGTCTTTCATATTGGTTTAATTGTATTAAATGTAAATTATCCATCTAAATATTTTATTTAAGCATAAATGTATTCATTATTGCTTGTTGATTTTTCAATATATACATTATTGCTAATTTCAAAAGTTGATAATGTTTGGTCAGTACAAAATAATTTATCTTTAAATATTAAAGTACCATCCGTTGTATTATTAACTTCCACAGTATAAAAATTAGCTTCATCAAGGGCTTGTGTTGTGCTATAAGTGTAATAGTACTTGACTAAGGTAAAAGATGCGTTAGAGTCCGTTAAAATAACTTTATTTTGTTCTTCACTTTTTATAGTTAGTTTATACACCTTAGAATTATCAATAGTTTCCCTTGGCATTAAATTTAGTAATCTTGTTCCGCTTTTTGTAATTATTTGCATCTTTTTTTATTTTACTTTTAAAAAAAAAGGAGAGAAACAAATTTGTAACCCTCCTTTAGCCAACTTAACTATATATTGAATCACACTAAACTATGAATTTTGTGCCTATTTTAACTATTGGTTCCCTGAACAATTGTAAATGTTCCACTCATTCCAGCAAAAGGATTGCCAGCAACTGCACTTTCAATGAACTGTGCTGGAAGTTTTTCCATTCCAACAAGTGTCAAAGAATAACCAGCAAAATCACCCATTGCAGCACCAGTAGCAATTGAACCACCAGTTACATCACAACCATACTCAACGCCCATCATAACACAATTATTATTTGAATCCTCAACCACTATATGGGGTCGGCCGTATGAAAGTAATTTTACTTCTTTATTATCTTCTTTGCTTAATTTTGGTAAAGATAGTGTCAAGGTTTGCTCAAAGAATGTTGTACCATTATCTCTTGATGAGTTAATAGCTTGTTCTAAAGCACTTGTTCCTTTTACATCATATTGATATACTGAAGCAGTTCCAGTCATATCACTTATCTCATCACCTGAATTTGTAGTTACTGTACCTAAATCCCCAAAATTAACAAAATACACTTTAGTTATTCCGCCTATTACATCTTTACAAGGGACTTTTCTCCCTAAACTAATATCACATGCCATCTTGTTTTTGTTTTTAATTAAGGGGGGTAATTAAACCCCCTTTAATGGTTATTAATTAAATTATATCTTAGGTATAATAAGTTACTTCACCTAAAAGACCGATTTGAACACCAGCTTTAAAACGTGCAACAAATCTTACATTTTGGTCACCTAAAGTATCAGCAGTATCAATTAATCTTAATTCAGATAAATCTCCAAGAACACCACATCCGAAGAATAGGTTTGAAATTTGCGTACACATCATTTTGTTAGCTGGCATACCCGGTGCTAAAAAGATTGGAATACCATCAAAAGTAAGTCCACCACCATTATACCATTGTGTCATTTTATCATCAGTACCAGCACCACCAGTTAATGCAAAACCACCAAGTGCTCTTACATAAGCTTGAAATACTTTGTTTCCAACATAAATTCTTAAATCTTCTTTATCTAAGATTGCAGGAGTGTTAGTAGCAACATGGTCAACCACCTTGCCTAATTCAGTAATTACATTTGAAGCAGTAACATCTGTTCCAACTACAATTGCACCACCAGCTAAATCAGCTATGTTAGCACCAGCAATAGTTGTAAATCCATCATACTCTCCCGGATTGGCCGTAACGCCACTCCAAATTGTAGTTTCAGTTTTAGCAGCAATTTTAGCCACATACTGCTGAACAATAAAATCTGCAAATGATTTTGGTAAACTTTGGTTTTGTACAGAATAACCCATTTCAGCAGATTGCCAAGATTGAGCAAATGTCTTTTTACATTCTGTTTTGTTAATTTGAAATTCTTCTACTTCAAGAACTCTTTCAGTAAGTGTTAAAGTACCAGCATCAGTGTAATCACACCCAGCATTTACTATTAAATCATCACCCATTACTGATTTTTGCATTACTTCTTTATAAGCAATGTTTGGAAGTATTGTTACACCTCCATTGTCAAGTGTTTTTCCACTTGTTAATGCTGCTGCAATGTATTTATCTTTAAATTCACCAGCATATGTAGTTGTTAAACTTGTTGCCATTTTTATTTGTTTTTAGTTATTTAATTTGTCATATATCCTTTGTTGTAATGTCTTAGGATAATTAGTTTTATTTAATGTAAACTTACTTTCATTTGAAGCTTCTGGATTGTGTTTTACAGGTTCAGCAACTTCAGCTGAAAGTTCTACATCTACATTTTCTTTAATTTCTTCTTTAAGTTCTGCATTAACTTCTTCTTTAGTTTCTTCAGAAAGTTCTTCTGTTGCTTCTACATCTTCAGGTGCATCAACTTTATCTGCTTTAAGGTCAGCAATCGCATCTTCAAGCTGCTTTATGCGCTTTTCCATTCCTTGCCAATCATAAACAGCTGCTTCTTCAGCCATTTCTTCTTTGATATCTTCTTTCATATCTTCTTCTTTTGCGGGTACATCATCAGATACATCTCTTACATCTCCAATAATTCCCTCCTCCTCTACAATAAGAAGTTTACCATCTTCAAGGATATACTCCCCAACTGGCATTGCTACTTTTTCATCATCTGTTACAATGAATACTTCGTTTCCTTTTTCTAATGATTCAGTTGTGATAACTGTTCCATT